CACAACTATTGGTGCTTCAGCGGTGAGCAAGATAGCTACTTTATTCGGATTTACAGACGTTCCCGTTATTTCGGACACAGAACCCGTGCGGAATTCTCCATTTCCTCAGCTGGCTACAGCTAAGATAGGGTACGTACACGAAAAGTTAGCCCTTGATCCGAAGAACGAGCTCTCTATTGACCCTTCCATTGTTGGTCTCAATGGAGAAGATGAATTGGCTATTTCTAAGTTCGTGCAGCGAGAATCGTTTTTGACAAATGTATCCTGGTCCAGTGCTCAAGCGGCTGATACTCCACTATTTACTAGTGTAGTAACCCCGCAACTTGGTTATGTATCAGGAACAACTTATGACTTCACACCGATGGCCCTTTTATCAACATTGTTCCGCAACTGGCGTGGTGATGTGATCTTTCGATTTCGCTTCATTGCTACACCGTTTCATAAGGGGCGTGTGCGTATTAGTTACGATCCTTATTCCACTGACGTCCAAACTGCAGCTGATACCGGTCCTTACGTCTTTAACAAGATTGTTGACTTAGGTGCGGAGACTGATGTGGAGGTGCGTATACCTTATCAGCAAGCGCTGCCATGGTGTTACAATAATTCCCAAATCAGTGCATCATCTTGGACCACTAGTACTTCTCCTACTCTGACCCTGACTGATACGTTCAATAACGGCATGATATCGTTGAAGGTACTGACCGCTTTAACGGGTCCTACAACTGCCGCTAATGTTGGAATCCAGGTTTTTGTTCGAGGTGCGGAGAACTTGGAATTTGCTAATCCCGCAGTTGGTAATTTTGACATGACTCCATTTGCCTTGCAGTCCGAAGAGTATTACGAACGCAAACCGGCCGAGACTATGAATTTCGGGCATCAGGGGGCTAGTGAGTCTCATCGCGAGCTAGTGAATTTCGGTGAAACTGTTCGATCTCTGCGCACATTGTTGCGGCGAAAGAATCTGTTAGATACTATTCAGATTCCTGCACCAACTTCTAACACGGCTGGTGTTTTCCGAATTACCCAGACGCGGCATCCTGCCTTCTACGGATATGATCCTAGTGGTATGAATAGTGCAAAGGGTGTGATTTTTCCCGCTACTAATTTCAAGTTCAATTTCACCCTGATGTCACCGTGGCATCTCATATCGAACTGTTTCTTAGCTCAGCGGGGGTCGATGAACTGGACCTTTAACGCTACAAAAGGTAATAGTGCCTTGACTTCGCGAATCTCCCGGTACAATTATACGTTTCCAGGTTATGATGCAACTTTTCAGGGTGATACTAATACCAATATAACCGCCATGGAGTGGGCGTACTGGAGGAATAGTACATCGACTTGTGCTGGAGCTTCACTGACGCACACTAACACCACTAATGGTCATAGTGTTGCTTTGCCAGCGTATACTCCATTTAAATTCGAAACTACTGATCCCCGTGATGCTACAAGTCCGGGTACGGGCACACGGTATGATGGGAGTGTTTATGATACCATCATGGTGGAGTTCCCCTACGATACGACCTACAATAATATTGCGGGTTTCACAGTGGAACGCTACTTTAGTGTTGGTACCGATTACTCCCTCCATTTCTTCTTGTGTTGTCCAACACTGAACTACCTAAATGCGGCAACTGTCCAGATCTAAGAGTATGGTGAGTGAACCAAATATGTGTCCTTCTGGCAGACCCCAGATTGATTCAGAGCAAGAGTCTGACCGTCTTGTCCAATGATTTATTATTGGCTGATGGTTGAAACACTTTTAGTGTATGCATGTGGTGACTTTTGTCACTCGCAATCAGGAGCGATAACCTGACGCAGAGAATACCTGCCTAAACAAA